ATTATATAAAAGTTTAGATCAGCTATTGATAAGTAACTTAGAAGACATATACAAACAGACCAAACAGCGACGATTAGAGAATGCAAGTCGTTTCTTCGCAGGTACGTTTGATTCCCAATATTTTAAAACGCTTAAAGAATGTATCAATACGCTGAACTAGTACACTGGATGAAAAATAAAGAATCAATGATTCTATTACCTGCACAGGTAGATATCGATCTGACTAATGTCTGTAATCAAGATTGTTATTATTGTAATAGTGCAGACTTTCGTAAAGAAAAACCTGTACAGAAAAAATACACAGAATATATCACCTTACTAGATAAATTAGCTGGTTGGCGTGCCTATAGTCCTAAAAGTTATGGTACTACACACACCATAACATATCCAGGTGGCGGTGAACCCACAGTGCTTACCGGATTTGAAAAAGTAATTGAACATACGATAGACCTAGGATTTCTTACATCGATAACTACAAATGGCAGTCATTTAGATAAATTATTAGATAATGTAGCAGTTGAAAAATTACAAAAAATTGCTTGGATTGGCATCGACATAGACGCTGGAACCGAAGACCTTTATGAAGAAATACGACGTAGTTTAACCGGTAAAAGTTTATTTAATCGTGTTATAGATAATGCTGTTAATCTAATCAGTGCAGGTGTAAATGTTGACTTTAAGTGTTTGATTAATCCAATAAATGACAATCCACAAGCCATGGATAATTTATTTAATTTGGTAAAACGATTAGGTGGTCGAGCATTGTATTTTCGACCAGTGATCATTGATAATCAAGCGTATCAAATTACAGATCAAAATTTGATTATGCTTAAAACACTGAGCGAAAAATATGCTTTACCTTATTGGGTTAATACTAATAAAATATTGCCACGTAATTATAAACGCTGTCATCAAATGTATCATTTTCCTGTGTTCTGTGCAGATGGCAAAATATATGTCTGTTGTGAAAATAAAGGCAATCCGCAATTTGCCTTAGGAGAGTGGGACAGCGGTGATTTTCGTGAGTTGTGGCTGAAAGAGCGTCATAATGAAATTTATAATAAAACCAATGTTAGTTTGTGTCAACCGTGTAGGCCAAATATTAGTAACATTGAAATACAGAATATTTTAGATGATCCTAAAAAGATTGAGGCATTGTATCTGTGAGTTATCATTTTCCAATCATTGAACTGTTTGATAGATTAGCTATTGCTGAAATTAAATGGATTAAAACACAAAATAATCAAGAAGAACTTGATTGGTATCGAGATCAGACCAAAGATTTTGATTTAAATTTAATACAACAACCGTTAGAAACTCTAATGAGTATACACAATACTATATGGAATTTAGAAGCTGAACTAAAAAGTGGAAGAGAACAGGAATTAAGTTTAGAAGAAATTGGGCGGCGAGCAATTTTAATACGAGACTGGAATAACAAACGTATTGCAGTTAAAAATAAAATCGCTGGCCTGTTAGGATGCAAGGTAAAAGAAATCAAACAGGATCATCTCAGCGAAAATGTTTGAAAAAATTAAAGAATTTGAGTCTGCACTGGCTCAGTTCACCGGTGCACCATATGCAGTTATGACTGACTGCTGTACCCATGCCATTGAACTATGCCTACGCTATGATAATATCCAACGTGTGACATTTCCGGCACATACCTATCTCAGTATACCAATGACCATGCACAAGCTAGGTATTACATACAACTACAGTGATAAACTATGGACTGGTGAATATCAGTTTATAGGTACACGAGTTTGGGACAGTGCTAGGCTCCTTAAACAAGGCATGTATCGAGAAGGTCAACTACAGTGTTTGAGTTTTGGATACAGCAAACCATTAGCGATTGGTCGTGGTGGTGCTATTCTAACAGATGATGTAGAAGTATACACTGCACTCAAACATCAATGCTATGATGGACGTGACTTATCTATTAGCCCATGGGAAGATCAAAAAGTATTTAAGGTTGGCTATCACTATAAACCCACCGTCGAAGAAGCAGTAAAAGGTTTGGAATTATTACCTACTATAGACCAAACACCTAAATATTATCAGTATCCGGATCTACGTGAGATTATTATCAAATAATTTGACTAGATCTAAATAAACCTATATACTATTAACTATAACCCAATCTATTGGAGATTAAATTGAGCGATAAACTAATTAGTGAAAGAATCCTTGAACGTATTCGAGCAAAAGGTGCTAGATATTGGGCAGGAGATAATATTTCTGAATACATTGTAGACAGTGAAAAAGCAGAACTAATTGATGAACTAACAGGTAAATTTGAAGGCGTACTAGACAGTTTACTTATTGATCGTCATGAAGATCCAAACAGTCAAGGTACAGCACGTAGATTGGCAAAAATGTACATACATGAGATCATGGCAGGACGCTATGATCCAGCACCAGATGCTACAGCGTTTCCAAATGATAGCAAGGATAGGTATGAAGGCATGTTGGTTGTACGCAGTGAACTTCGTAGTATGTGTAGTCATCATCATCAGCCTGTCGCTGGGGTAGCATACATTGGAATTATAGCAGCCAAAAAACTTATTGGTCTTAGCAAATATACTCGTATTGCTCAATGGTGTGCTCGTCGTGGTACACTACAGGAAGAATTGTGTAATGATATTGCTAGAGAAATAATGAAAGCCACTGGCAGTGAGGATGTAGGAGTGTATATTCAAGCAACGCATGGTTGCTGTGAGAATCGTGGTATTATGGCACACAGTAGTCTAACACAGACCACAGTACTTAAAGGTGCGTTTACCAATGATGCCGGTACTAAAAAAGAATTTATGGATAATATTAAATTACAACAGGATTTTGCACCACGATGAGTTTAAAACTATTATGTAAAGAATATTTTGAAGCATTTAGTCTAAAAGATCTTGATCGTCTAGCAGAAATGTTTGCTGACGACGTTGAACTCCAAGATTGGGAAATTAAAGCCGAAGGTAAATCAGCAGTACTATCAGCTAATAAAAAGATATTTGACAGTGTCCATATTATCAAAGTAGATCCTGTATTCATGTATGAGGAAGATGATACAGTGGCCTGCCAATTGAGAATTCATATAAATGCAACAGAAATCATCGAAGTTTGTGATATTATCACATTCCGCAATGATAAAATTGTATTTGTCAAAGCATACAAAGGATAAACTATGCAGTGGATTAAAAAGAAAATTTGCAGTTGGTTAGGTGTAGAACGCTACGATGACGATTGGGAGGCAGTGCATAGTAGAGATACTATTAGAGTAAAAAGTGACGCACCTTGTTTCTTTGATCGTAACCCAGAAACTAACTTTCGTATCTACAATGCCACAGGCGGTATGATTCTTGAAATTGGCCGCTGGGATAAAACACGCCAAGAGTGGACTACTAACATGCACATCATCAATGATGATGAAGAAAACAAAACAGATATTATCGCTAAGATTATGACCATGGAGTTAATGAGATGAAAAAGTTATATGTAAGTGATCAAGATATTAAAGAATATGTAAATCAGATCAGTTTCCAGATGTATAAAGATGCGTGGCGTCCGGACTATATTGTTGGACTTACCCGCGGAGGACTTGTTCCCGCGGTATATATGAGCCATATGTTAGATATCCCCATGGAAACATTAAAAGTAGCCCTACGTGATGGTACAGGTGGCGAAAGCAACGGTTGGATGGCTGAGGATGCATTTGGTTATTTAGATGCCAGTACTGTGCCTAGGCCTAAAGGTGAGCCAACCAGTGATCCAGCACTGCGTAAGAACATCTTGATCTTAGATGATATTAATGATACTGGAGCCACACTTGATTGGATCATCCAGGATTGGCAAAGTGGTGCTCTGCCAAACGATCCAGCCTGGGCAGACATATGGGGCAACAATGTTCGCTTTGCTGTGCTATTTGATAACCTAAGCAGTAAGTTTAGTCGTTGTGTTAACTACAATGCTGTAACTATAAACAAATCTGAAGAAGATGTTTGGATTGTTTATCCGTGGGAGAGATAGGTTGCATTTTTTTACAAAACATAGTAAACTAATAGGATGGTTGGCTAACGTCATCACCGTTGTTGGGGTAGTGTTTACTAGTTTTGATATATATCCACTTAACATTATTATATTGTCTATTGCTTGTTTATTTTGGATAGTAACTGGTATTGTTTGGAAGAAACCAGAACTTTGGACATTAAACGCTATTATATTGTTAATTTATATATACGGATTAATTAGATGATTGCTAACAAAACACAAGAGGCATTGATTATTCTACAAGAAGAATGTGCTGAAGTTATACAAGCGGCTAGTAAAATATATCGATTTGGTATAGATAATGAACACAAATCTGGAAACACACAACGAGCTAATTTAGAAATGGAAATTGGTGATGTTCTAGCTTTAATAGATATTTTAGTTGAACAGGGTGTAATAGATCTAAATAATATTAATGTAGCTAACGCAAACAAAAAAGAAAAACTAAAGAAATGGTCGAGCTTGTATGAGTAAACTTAAAGTCAGTGAAATATTCTATTCAGCACAAGGTGAAGGACGCTTTATTGGTGTGCCTAGTGTGTTCTTGAGAACGTTTGGCTGTAACTTTACCTGTGGTGGATTTGGTATGAGTGATCGCACACAGATGAGCACAGAGCGTGAGTTCATTGATCCAACACAGTATAGAATTTATGAAGAACTTCCGTTAGTTAATACAGGCTGTGATAGTTACGCAAGTTGGGATCCTAAGTTTAAATCATTTAGTCCATTGTTAACTATTGACGCTGTAGTCAATCGTATGCTAGATCTGGTACCAAGCAACAGTTGGATCATGCCCAATGGCAATGATACACATTTGGTCATCACGGGTGGGGAACCATTGTTAGGTTGGCAACGTGCTTATCCAGACTTGTTAAGTCACAAAGATATGTATAACTTAAAGAATCTAACATTTGAAACAAATGGTACCCAAGAACTACATGAAGACTTTGCCAAGTATCTAAAGCTATGGAATCGTGGTAGTCGTGAGATTACGTTCAGTGTTAGTGCTAAACTAAGTGCAAGTGGTGAAGCGTGGGCTGATGCTATTAAACCTGACATTGTTCGGTCATATGAAAAGATTGGTACGACATATCTTAAGTTTGTAGTTGAGACGCCAAAAGATTTTGATGAAGTGGATCGTGCAGTGACAGAATATCGCAAAGCAAAATTCAAAGGTGTAGTTTATATCATGCCTGTAGGTGGTGTGGTTAAGGTCTACGATGGTAATAAATTTAATGTAGCTGATGAAGCTATGCGTCGTGGTTATTATTACAGCCCAAGGTTACATGTTGATCTTTGGGGTAACAGTTGGGGGAAATAAATGAGCTATCTATTTACAAGTGAAAGTGTTAGTGAAGGGCATCCAGATAAAGTAGCAGACGCTATCAGTGATGCGGTATTGGATCTAATGATGCGTGAGCAGAATCCTGCTTATCGTTGTGCCTGTGAAACACTAGTAACTACTAATCAAGTCGTCCTAGCAGGTGAATACAAAGGTATTTACAATCACCTAGAAGTTGAGAATGCTGTACGTCGTGTTATCCGTGACATTGGCTACGAGCAACCAGGATTTCATTGGGAAACAGTTGATATTAAGAACTACATGCATGGTCAATCAGCAGACATTGCCCTAGGTACAGACACATTTGGTGCAGGTGACCAAGGGCTCATGTTTGGTTATGCTACGAACAAAACACCCAACTACATGCCAGCAACTATCTACTACAGTCATTTGATTGTAAAAAAACTAGCAGAGATTCGTAAAGATGGTGCTACATGGTTAGGTCCGGATGCTAAATCACAGGTAACAATCAAATTCAATGATGATCATACTATCGCTCATATTGCTAAGATTGTGTGTTCAACACAGCATTCAGCTGACATGGACATTGACACTGTCAGAGAACAGGTAAAAGCAATTATCTTAACGGTATTACCAGCAGAACTTATTACTGATCAAACAGAGTTTTTAATCAATCCAACTGGTCGCTTTGTTATCGGTGGTCCAGATGGTGATACCGGCCTAACCGGACGTAAGATTATTGTTGATACGTATGGTGGTAGTTGTCCGCACGGTGGTGGTGCTTTCTCAGGAAAGGATCCTACTAAGGTAGATCGTTCAGCAGCGTATATGGCTAGGTATCTAGCTAAGAATATTGTAGTCAGTGGTAAGGCATCATATGCCACAGTACAATTGGCCTATGCCATTGGTGTAGAACAACCTATGAGTGTATATGTTGACAGCGACGGAAATAATTTCGAGCTTACTACATGGATAACTAATAATGTAGACCTAACACCCAAGGGCATTATTAATAGATTTGATCTATTCCGCCCTATTTACAGCTCTACAACTAACTATGGACACTTTGGTAAAGATAATTTACCATGGGAAGAGTTAGATTTATTCAAGGACTAATATGATAAAAAAATTGATCAATAACTTGTTTGGTGCTAAACTAGAACCCGCAGTTATTAAAGAACAAAAAAACAAAAAGACTCCAAAAGAACTGGCCACAGAAGCAGGCGAACCTTGGATAGAAGTATTAGGTATAGATATTGACAAAGATAATCTGGGTAATGGTGCATTTGAATTGGATTGGAATGATAAATTTGTAGCCAATTTGGTTCGTGCTGGATACCAAGGTAAAACAGATCAGGACATAATTGACAATTGGTTTAAAACAGTCTGTCGCAATGTCATACAAGAAAATTTTGAACAAGAGCAAGCTGATCCAACTAACCGCCCAAATAATCGAAAAGATTTAGGTAATGGTAGAGTAGAAATCAGTTGACTTTTCAACCGTTTGAAAGTATAATGATTAAATGAGATATCTTTTAGTCGACACAGCAAACACATTTTTTAGAGCAAGACATTCAGCACATCGCCAAGCAGATACTTGGGACAAGCTAGGTTTTGCTATTCATGTAACCCTAGCATCAATCAATAAATCATGGCGTGATCAGAAAGCTGATCATGTTATATTCTGTTTGGAAGGGCGTAGTTGGCGTAAAGACTTCTACGAGCCCTATAAGAAAAATCGCAGTGTAGCACGTGCGGCACTTACTGAAAGCGAAGCCGAAGAAGACAAGTTATTTTGGGAGACATTTGATGCGCTCAAGACATTCATTACGGAACGAACAAATTGCACGGTCTTACAACATGCGGAGCTTGAGGCGGATGATCTTATCGCAGGCTTTATCCAGGCGCACCCAGGTGATCATCACACTATTGTTAGTAGCGATACTGATTTTTATCAGTTACTGGCTGATAATGTAAATCAATATAACGGAATCAGTGACGAGTTACACACACTACAAGGCATCTTTGATAAACGTGGTAAACCTGTAATAGATAAAAAGACCAAAGAAGCTAAAAAGATTCCTGATCCCAAGTTTATCTTGTTTGAAAAGTGTATGCGTGGTGATCCCACAGACAATGTATTTTCCGCATTTCCAGGCGTGCGCACCAAAGGTAGTAAGAATAAAGTAGGACTTGAAGAAGCCTATGCTGATCGTAATACCAAAGGTTATAATTGGAACAACCTAATGCTACAGCGTTGGGTTGACCATAACGGTGTCGAACACAAAGTCTTAGATGATTATCAACGTAATGTTACTCTGGTAGACTTAACTGCTCAACCAGATGACATCAAAGTAAAGATGGCAACTACTATTGCCAACGCACAGGTTGTTAAGAATGCTCCTATGATAGGTGCACAGTTCTTAAAGTTCTGTGGTAAGTATGATTTAATTAAATTAAGTGAAAATGCTAGCTCAATGGCCGATTGGTTAACAGCTAGTTACCCGCAGAAAGATCATGCATGATAGCAGATGGAAAGTTTCTCGCATTAGATCTAGAATTAAACCAACCCAGTGGTCGTATCATACAGGTTGGAGTGGCCATAGGTGATAAGAACACACGTTTTGAAGACTATGTTGTTCGTAAATGGTACATAGATCCACAGGAACCTATCAGTGAATTCATCAATGACCTAACAGGTATAACTGATGCGGACATACGTGCAGAAGCATATAGTCATGAACATGTTGCCCGTGAGCTTGGTGAGCTAATAAAGGAACATAAGGTCTTTGTCAACCCGGTGACTTGGGGTGGTGGTGATAGTGGTGAATTACTGGCAGAATTCTGCAAAAACCATGCTGATTTTCCGCATTTTGGCCGTCGTTGGATCGATGTTAAGACCTGGTACACATACTTGATGCTGACCAAAGGTAAACAGCCTAGTGGTGGATTAAGTTCAGCTATGGGCTATTTTAAACTTCATTTCAAAGGTGCGGCACATAGGGCAGACGTTGATGCGGCCAATACTCTGTCATTGTTTTTCAAACTGTTAGAACGTCAGGCACAGTTAGAAAGTATATTGGATAGTGCAAAAAATGTTTGACTTTAATTAAAAATCTAAATATAATATAGTATGACTAAAGAATTAGAAAAACTAGCAGCTCAAGCAGGATTACCCGTAACAGACGCTATTGAACATTTCTATCGTCTAGTTGGTGAACGTTGTGCCGACATCTGTGGTAGCCAAGGTGATCAAAAAAATATACGGCGCCATTTTGGATTAGACTACTATGATGGACCTAGCCATTATCAAAGCAAAGGACATCTGGAAACACAGTACAACTGGAGTAAACATTACGTTGAGGAAAAGAAATAAATGATAAGACTTACATTTGTACTATTAGGATTTCTACCTTTGTTAGTTTATGGGGATACTAACACATACATAACTCCACAAGGAAACTACACTGTTAATACACAAGGGTCCACTACTTATATATTAGGTCCAAAGGCAGGTACATTACCTATAGCTATAAATCCATCAACGTCTGGTACACGCACTTATATTACCCCTAACGGTACTTATATGTCAATACCAAATGGTAATAATACTACCGTAATACAAACTAGCGGAGCACGAAAATAAATGGCACATATAATTGATAAAACATTTGAATTCTGTTATGGGCACAGAGTTTGGACACAGAAACTAAATGGTGAATATGCGGCAGACTTAAAGTGTGCTTGTCGTCACCTACATGGACATGAAGGTAAATTACAGGTTTATCTAAAGAGCCCAACTGGCCAATTAGATCCAACTGGTATGGTAACTGACTTTCGACACTTAGAATGGCTAAAGAAATGGATCAATGAATATATCGATCATCAGTTTGTATTAGACAAGAGTGATCCGTTGTATAATCAAATTGTCGGCGAGCGTGGATTGATTCCAGTATTGATTCCAAATACAGACCATGTAGCTGGGTGGCATTTAGACCTAACAGGCCTAGATCCTAACACACCAGAGTATGAATACTATGAAGGATTCATGATCGTGGACTTTGTCCCAACCAGTGAAAACTTATCTAGTTGGATGGCAGAACTAGTTGATATTAAAATGAAACCATTGAACGTAACTGTTGATCACATTGATTGGTGGGAAACTCCTAAGTCACGTAGCGTATTTTACAAATGACCGCAACAGTCTTTATCCTACTAGCCTTATTTGGCATCAAGCATTTCATCGCTGACTTTTTGATGCAGTATGACTACATGCTGAGAGAAAAAGGTATCTTTGGTGCTACTGGCGGGATACATCATGCCATGGTTCATGCTAGTTTTACATTCTTAATTCTAGTGCCGTTTATACACTATCCCAGCGATTTGATTGCACTTTCGCTTGCGGATTTTGTCTTACACTATCTAATAGACTATTTTAAACAGCAATTGAATAAGGGACTTACAACAGCAGATCGTATGTTCTGGGTTTGGCTTGGCGCGGATCAAGCTCTGCACTATTTAACTTACGTAGGAATTATCAGTTATGTCACTCTTAGCTAAAGCAGTCGTTAAGAATAAATGTTGGATTGTTGAAGACGATCTTCACAACAAAGTTGGTACAATATTGGCCAATGATGTAGGAGTAACTTACGTTGACGAACAGCAACGTCGTGAACAGTTTGCTAGTCTTAAATTACT